CGTCGAGAATGTGGATTTTTTGCATGGTAAGATTGATGCCATCTTCTATTTTCTACAAGCTTCTCTTTATTTCTCTTTCTGCTAGTTGCAATAGCCTTATCTTTATTATTTATATAGTATTGTTTTCTATATTCTTTTTGTTTGTCTTTATCTTTAAGTGGCATATTATCCTAAATCTATTTTATGCAACCACAAATCATTAATCCCAACTTTAAAATCTGCATCCATAGGAACTAAAAGGTCTTTACCATAAATCTTTTTATAGTTCCTAGGAATATCACGAAAACTCTCACGTACTTTATATCCTACCTCCATAGCTTCTTTAATGTTTAAATTCATATCCAGCTTTAAGCTGTCATGCACAGTGTTTACAAAGAGCACTTTCCCTGATTCTCTCTCAGGTTTCAGTTTATTCCAAGCACTAATCCTAGCCAAAGACATCAAATCTGCTGAAAATCCTTGTACTGGAAAATTCACAATGTCATTCTCTGGATAGGTTAGCAACCCACGTTTCATCTTAGGCTCGAAACGATAGATACGTCCAGAGTTACTAACTACTTGCCCTGTGGTTGTAGCCTCTCGGATAAGAGACGCGTGGTATTGGTATATCCCAGAGTATTTATCATAGAACCTATCAATGATGTTTTGCCAGAACTTCTGCCCACCAAGATGCTTAAAGTCATTATCGACTGAGTAGGCATAGGCACTCCCTTTAAAAATAGCTCTAAATAAGAACACTTTAGCAATTAACCTAGAGGGGAGTTTAAATTTGGCTTGATTATCCGAGTGGAAATCAGCTCCATCTAAAATCTCTTGTATTGCCACCTTGTCACCAGAGTTATGGGCTACTACACGCCATTCCAACTGAGCCGCATCTAAGTTACAAATCATGTTATTCTCCTTTTAAATCTGCTAACAATGATTTCACCTACCTGTTTCTCTAAATTCTGAACATTGGGTTTTGTACTGGAGAGCCTACCTGTGGTTGCGACGCATTGGTTATACGACGTATGTACTATATTATCATCCCAACCCATTTCAACCATACGCTTTAAATACCCTTCATAATATGTCCCTCTACGTTTCTCTAGTTTTGCCCTGTGTAGGATAGTTTCTAACACATAGGCATATTCACCTTTGGCTTTCTCTAATAGAGTGGTTAGCGTTGGTTCGTTTGTTGCCCAAAATCCATCTTTTGCCAACTCAGTTTTTTCCAATGGTTTAAACATCCCGACAAAATGATGTGGTATTTTAACAGAGCGTTGTTTTGTAGCTGTTCGTCCAGATTTATAAGTGAATATATAATCCTCTTTTCCATCACGTAGAATGTCACCACCATAAAGAAAAGCAGAAAGCATATCTCCACTATTAGGATTAAACCAATCCACACCAGCCAGTTGACGTAAATACTCGTCAATGTTACTAAGTTCCTCATTAATCTCCAGAGCTTTCTGTTTAGACTTCTCAACATTTACCAACAAACCGTTTCTCTCAATGTCTTGTAGTACAACTAAATCCATATTAGACATCTTAATAAGCTGATTCATTTCATAGCTAGAGGTAGATAAATCCACTTCTATGGCATTGTAAACGCTGTGTGTGACGTTTAAATCCTGCTCTAAGTACTCTGATAGGATTTCATAAGGAACGTCATTTGTATCTAGCCCCTTATCCCAATATTCAGTTTTAACTACGTCTAACTTCTGAGGTAAGCCATAATGGTAGGCAACCCCGTCTAAAGAGGGATAACGATGTTGCTGGTTAGTTATAATATAGTAAGCCAGTTGACAATCAAATACCCTACATGAATTAGAAACCACAATATTGTAGCGACTAAACCAATGCAAATCATACTTAGCGTTAAAGCCAATGAGAAGTGTGCTATTGGACACCCACTCTTGTATTTCTCTAAGAGCTTCTCCATAAGGGTTTTCATCATATTGAATTTTCCATATCTTAGTCTCTCCTGTGGTTATATTCTTAATCCCTATGTTACACGCCACATTACGCATATCATAGGGGTGTGCATGATTGCGTTGAGCACCCGTAGCTTCTATATCAAAGACAAGTTTCATTAGTAATTATTAGCATTATAGGCATCCATTTCAGACTGACTAAAGCTACCTCCCTGCCTATCTACGTTTTCATATTTGTCCCAAGTAGAAGTTGTAGGCGTTGCTTTTTTAACGTGCTTAATAACAACCTCACCAATTCTACTCCTAAGTTGTTGTGTTAGTGCGTAATCCTTAGCAACTTGGGTTAGCTCAGACACTAATTCTCTTATTTCATGGTCTTTCATTTTAACTCCACACTATCTTTGTACCTAGCCGTTTCAGGCTGAATAATAACAGGCATTTTACCATGACGAAGTTCTGGAATTGTGTCAACATCACCTGCTAACTTGTTTTTACAGATAGATAGAAATCGTAAGAATTCCTCACCGTCTGTGTGTGTCTTACCAATGCCAATCATGAAATCTGCCTCACCTTGTTTTGCTGTCTTAGAGCTGTCAACATCATCCATGTTAAGGTATTTTTTCCCTTCACCCTCACCACCAGCTTGACAAACCCCAATAAAAGCACCGTACATCTTAGACAATTCACGCCCCCATTGGTAGATAGCTTTCATCTTCAAGTCATGCCGTTCGTTATCAGCCCAATAAACTTTATCAAGTTGGTCACAGATGATTAGGGATGGGTTTAACTCTTTACAGATTCTCTCTACGTCAGCCTTAACCAGTTTAGCATTGTCATAAATCCTGAGATGATGTCCTATTCGTTTTTCATATTCATCCTTGTAATAGTTTAAGTTGGTGAACAACTCTTGCTGAGTGATTCCAAAGACAGATTGGTAACATCGTAACATCACCTTACTCCCCTGCTCTTCGTTGTTAAGCCATAAGACAGCTCCAAGCCCTTGTTGTTTGGCTTGCTCTGCCATAAATGTAACTTCACTAGCTAAGAAAGTTGTCTTACCAGTTTCTGGTCTAGCGAACACAAATCCAAAATCCCCTTTACGAAGACTCCCCACCATTTTGTTCATGGTGTTTAATCTCCAGCGAAGCCCCTGAGACGTTATAACATCATTAACCAATAGCTCTAGGTCATCTGAGATAAATAAGTCCTCTGAGGGGGCTTCCTGTTCGTTTTGGACGCTATCTAATAGCTCGAACACCTCCGACATTTCAGCTCTTCCTTGAGAAACCTCTAAAGCCTTGATTGCGACACTGGTTGCCACCGTTTGGTTAAGATGTTTGTTAAGGTAGTCGAGTGTTAAAGCTTCGTCAACTTCTAAGACACCAACCTTCTCGAAGATGTTATCTAGGAATTGTCTTTCCTCTGGTTTAACCATCGGGTAGAGAGTATAGTAGAACACCACAAAGTCGTCTAAGACAGATTCTTCGGTAGACTGTTCATGAAACTTGAAGAGTGATAAGAAGAGTTTAAAGAACTCTTTGTTATTTTGTTTATAGTAATCTAAATTTAATATTTTAGAGTACTTAGTAAATATAGCTTTATTTAAAAACAACTTTAATAATACTAAATCAAGATTGATATTAAGTCCTTTCTATTAATTATAATAAACATAAAGTCTATTAAAAGACTTTATGTTTTAATATAAGACCTATATAGGTCTTAATTAATATATATTATATAATAAATTATAACAGGTTTTTAAGATGTTGTCAACAACTTTATTCCATACCGTCAACAGCGTCCCACTGACCGTCCTCATAACCATCCATATAGCCTTTCTCGCCTCCTAGCAAATAGCCTAAACCAAAGAGTACTCCACCCACTATAAAATAACCTAACATGCACATTCTCCCTTAGAACCACTGTAAATACTACGTTGATACCCAATAAAGTCTAGTAACTCTTCTTTAATACCTTCACGCCCATCCTTGAACTGCTTTACTAGTTCTTCCAACTCTTGTAACACTTCTAAAACATCATTATTCATTTAATATTTTCCTTATTTCTTCTGTTGAATATTCTTTTGGGTCTTTCTCAGTGTAAATATAATCACACTTGTCAAATAAACTAGAATACTTGTTTACAAATTTAGTTGCTGTTAATAGTTTATCACTATCCAACCATAAAGTCAAGTGAGAGAAAACTCTTGACAACCTTAGAGCTTTGTGCATTGATAGGTTACTACCTAGTAACTCCATGCTATTTTCCACTCGGTTTACTTTTATAGCAGATAAAGAATCCTCCACAACAATAATGCGACCATCCCCCCCACTACCATCATTACGCAAGTTAGTGCGAAAGTTAACATACTTATCAGGGAAACCCCTATTAATAACTTTAGGGCTTTGTGTAGGAAAATACCTACCTTGCCAATATTGGAGACTATCATTGGGTGATTTGTCTCCAAATACTGACACAGATTCCCCGCTGGACTGTTTGGATATTTCATTATTCTCCCTTTCGTAATAGGGGAAAATTAACATTCCATTTCCCCACATTAAATTGTTATTTACAATCTCTTCATCAGTAATACCATAAGATTTAAGCCATTTATATGGTTCTTTAGGAATGTCAAGTGTTATATTTAGTGGGTGGAGTATTATTTGGTTTAGGTTATTTGGTAGGTGGTGAGAAAGGATACATGGATGGTTATGAGGACGGTCAGTGGGATGCTGTTGACGGTATGGAATAAAGTTGTTGACAACCTCTTAAATAACCTGTTATAAATCTGATGGTGGTGATGTTCGTACAATTGCAAAGCCAATTCAGGGTTTACGATTTAATGCTCCACTTAAAGCACAACTAGAAGGTTTAGTTGCAGGTGAACAATTCACACTCGAACAAGAGAAAAATGCAGGGGGTTTTTACGATGTTAAATCCATCATCAAAGGCTGGTCAGAAGGACAACCTAGTCTTCCTACAGGAGCAAATAATAAGCCTTCAACAGCAAGTTCAAATGCTGGTTACGCAGGTCGAGATTTTGAGGGAAAGGATGAACGCACAATCCGCCAACGCCTCATTGTCCGCCAAAGTTCCTTATCAGCCGCTGTCTCTATCCTCACAGTTGGAGCAAAAACTGTAGATAAAGAACAGGTTAAAAATTTAGCTAATGAGTTGACCGATTTTGTGTTTGAGAACTCAGGTAAGTCAACAAAACCAGACGATTTGCCAGATTAATACATACTACACGCCTATAGACATACTTAATGAGGCAGCACTACTTTCCTACCACTTAAACTGATAGGCTGTCGTGTGTGTCCAAGCGCAACCTTGTAGTATATTAACGGCAATGGGGAAGTCGTAGGATTGGGAGTTTCCTAGTCGAAGAACCACTAATTTAAGGAAAATTAAATGAAATTTATTTTAGCTTTAATGTTATTAGTACCAACATTATCTCATTCTGCTATCTCTATCGAAAGATATAGGCAACAAAATGAAACTCAACAACTAGTTTTAACAGACAAACCTTGTCGAGTGTTTACAAACACAAATAAACTAGACCTTTACCAGTCTTTTGCTATCAACGTCCCTACAAGTGAGTCTTATGAGGGTTGTTGGGAGCTTTTATCAGATGGTCGTGTTCACATTGTAATTCAGATTCCAGAAGAGAAGAAAATCTTTGAGTTTTTCTACCCTCAGAGTGATTTTGAATTACGACCAAATCTATAATGAAGGCTCTTATAGACGCAGATGTTCTTTTGTATAGGTTAGGGTTTAAAACCGAAGAACTCCCAGTGGAAGAGGCTATAGATGGGTTGGTGGAGTATGTTCATAGTATTGCTGATGCTGTAGATGCTACCGAAGTTGTTTTATATCTCTCTTGTAGTCGTGCTGAGAACTTTCGTACTAAAATTAACCCTGAGTATAAGGGAAATCGTAGTAGTGAAAAACCTAAACACTTCTTAGCTATGCGAGACTTTATGGTAGAGCATATGAACGCTGTTGAGGGGATTAGTGAAGAGGCGGATGACTTGATTGGAATCGCTCAGGCACAAGACCCAGAAAACACTGTAGGATGCTCTAACGATAAGGACATTCTATATGGTGTTGTTGGACATAAGTATAACTTTGTCAAGCAAGAGAAGTTTTACACAACCTCAGAAGACGCTCTATTATTCTTCTACAGACAGCTACTAGTTGGGGATGATGTAGATAATATCAAGGGGATTAAGGGGGTTGCTATGAAAACAGCAGAGAAAATCCTCCCCTCCCTCTTAGAAGAAGACTTAATGTTCGATATTGTAGTGTCTGAGTATGCAAAACGTTCTCCACACACTACATTAGAGCAAATTACAGCTATAGGACAACAACTAAAAATAAGAGCCTTTAAGGGAGAGATATGGCAACCACCGAATGGAGTGCAGGACGACTTCGTACCTTCATAACCTCTACGTTACGTGGGGGGTTTCGGAAATATCCCCCTAAGTACGATTGTTTAAAAGAGGCTTTTACAGGTAAGAAAACAAACGTAAAGAGTGGGAGACAATCTGCTCACTATCTTTGTAACTCCTGTAAACAAGAGTTTCCAACCGTGGATGTGCAAGTAGACCACGTAAACCCTATAGTAAATCCAGATGATGGGTTTGTGTCTTGGGATGAATATGTTAAAAACCTATTCTGTCCTATAGAAAATCTACAGGTTTTGTGTACCACTTGTCATGATAAAAAGACTAAGGCTGAAAATGAAAGTAGAAAAAACACAAGAGCCAGAAATAGTAAATCTACCTAGAAATTCTCTTGATGTATATAGAAACTTCTTCTTACATCACCTTTATGCGAAACCTACGGAAGACAGCATAGAGATTTATGATAAGTACAACTCCGTCATAGTGATATATAAATTTATTTAGGAAAATAATAATAATGATAGTAATAAAACAAGTAAAGAAGAATAAAGAAGGGGGTTATGACACGAGTTGGGCTTTGACAGACGACCAAGTTAGCTTTCTCATGACCTACGCAATCAATCATCTGCTAGCAGAGGGTTTATTATCTGTTCAAGAAGCACCAGAACAACTCAACCTAGACTTAGCTATCCCAGAAGGGTCTATGCAATGAGTTCGGATGGTGGGAAGGGTAGTGGAAGACGCCCTAAACAAATTTCACAAGAAGAAGAAAATAAACGATGGGAATTAGTCTTCGGTAAAAAGAAGCCTAAGTTGGGGGGAATTAAACCTCCCCCCGATAAATCTCTGGACAGTTCCCAAGAGTGGGACGAGGATAGGATTGATATCGTTGGGCAAAACGGAAATGTAGGGTACGATTTAGACCAACTCTACCAACAGATTGAGAAAGACTACAGTGAAGGGAAGTAATGAAAATTCTTCTGTTAGATATAGAAAACACACCTAATCTAGGGTATATCTGGGGCTTATGGGAGCAGAATATAGCAATTAATCAGCTAGTTTCTACTACTAAAATGCTCTGTTATGCCGCTAAATGGTTAGGTAGTGAGAAAGTGTTCTTTGACAGTGTTCAAACCCATTCTCAGAGACATATGATGAAAGGGTTACATGAGCTTTTAGACGAAGCCGATGCTGTAATTCACTATAATGGTAAGCGACATGACATGCCTCACATCAATCGTGAGTTTTTAGAAGTTGGTTTAATGCCACCCTCACCTTATAAGCAAATTGACTTGTTAGAAACAGCTAAAAGACAGTTTAAATTCCCCTCTAATAAACTAGAGTATGTTGCTAAGGCTCTTGGAGTAGGAGAGAAAATGCAGAATAGTGGATTCACTCTTTGGGTTGGTTGTATGCACGGAGACCCTCTGGCATGGGAGGAAATGAAAGCGTATAACATTCAAGATGTTTTGGTATTGGAGAAAGTATATGAAAAACTACTGCCATGGATTAAAGGACACGCTAACTACTCTGTCATTAACGGTGGTGATGTTCTTCTATGCCCTCGTTGTGGTAGTTCACATGTTCATAAACGTGGGTTTAGTTACACTTTGGCTAGCCAGTTCCAACGCTATCAATGCAATTCGTGTGGAGGCTGGTTTAAAGATAACAAAATTCTTAATAGAAAACAAGCTAAAACTTCGGAGATTGTTTAATGAGTGCGTTAGAAAAACAAGTGGCTGGTGGACATTATAAGAAATTTAAAATCCAGCCTGTTGAGTTTTGTCATGTTAATAACATCCCTTATATAGAATCGACAGCTATTAAGTATCTTTGTAGGTGGAGAGATAAAGGTGGTCTTGAAGATTTAGACAAAGCAATACATTTTATTGAGTTGCTAAAACAAATGGAAGGTGAGGCTTATGAAAACAAAAGAGTTGGCTAATAAGTTAAGCCATGTAGCTAGAACCTTAGATACTGTAGCTCTTGATATGACAGTGTCCCCCACGTCTTATGAAGCCTCGGAAGGGGCTTTATTATACGTTCAAGGGGTTATTGATAGTTCAATCCAAGAGTTAGAAGAGATTAAGAAATGGATGTTACATGTTGACACACAGTGAGTTAAAAGAAAAAGTAAGTCAGCAGATTGACGAAGTTACTTTACTAGACATTCTGGAAATAACTTCTGATAGATTAGTGGAAGCGTTTAGTGACGAATTAGAAGATAAACGAGACAAGTTACTAGAACTTCTTGAGTTAGAAGACGATGACGAATAGACCAATACTAGAGCCTATTCTAAATGACTTAAAGACATCTGAAAATAAGTTAGATAAGGCGATAGAAATATTAAGAATAATGAATAAAACAAATTACGCCTACGATGTTAATATAGTTAATGCCGTAGTTAGTTTACATAAAGGATTTAAATGATTGAGTTGCCTAGTACCTATCAAAGTATCATACATCGGTCAAGATATAGTAGATTTTTGGAAGAAGAACATCGTAGGGAGAGTTGGGAAGAGACAGTTGACCGCCTCATTAATTATGTAGATAAAAGGCTACAAAAACAAGACTTTTATTGGAATGGAGAACTTGGAGAATTACGAACAGCTATTCTAAATCTCGAAGTAATGCCTTCTATGCGTTTGTTAATGTCTGCAGGGAAGGCTGTAGAAAGGGATAACATTGCGGCTTACAACTGTTCTTATTTGGCTGTTAATAATAAGCGTGCTTTCAGTGAGGCACTTTACATTCTCATGAATGGCACTGGTGTTGGCTTCTCTTGTGAACGTCAAGAGGTAAACCAACTACCATTAATTCCACAAACATTTAGGGAGGTAGATGATGTTATTGTCGTCGCTGATAGCAAGCTTGGATGGGCAAAAGCTTATAAAAAACTTCTCAGCTCCTTATGGGAGGGAGACATTCCCAGAGTTGACTATTCAAGAGTGCGAGGAGCTGGAGAGCGACTTAAAACTTTTGGGGGACGAGCTTCTGGTCATGAACCACTTAAAAGACTTTTTGACTTCTGCGTTGCATCATTCAAAGACGCGGCTGGAAGGAAACTTACTAGTATAGAAGTACATGATATTATGTGTATGATTGGTGAGATTGTAGTTGTAGGCGGTGTTAGACGCTCTGCCCTAATCTCTCTATCTAATCTTACAGATAAACGTATGCGTGATGCTAAAATTGGAGCGTGGTATGAGCAGAATCCGCAAAGAGGGCTTGCAAACAATTCCGTTGCTTACACGGAGAAACCTGACGCTGAGACCTTCATGGAAGAGTGGCTTAGTTTGGTTAAATCCAAATCTGGTGAACGAGGAATATTTAATCGCGTTGCTTCTCAAGCTCAAGCAAGTAAGTGGGGACGAAGAAGTAAAGAGTTTAGCTACGGAACAAACCCATGTTCAGAGATTATTCTACGTGATAAACAGTTCTGCAACCTTACGGAAGTTGTGGTACGAGCAGAGGATACCTTTGATAGTCTTGCAAGAAAAGTACGTCTTGCATCAATATTAGGGACTATTCAATCTACTCTTACAGATTTCCAATTCCTTTCGGAAGAATGGAAAAAGAATACAGAAGAAGAGCGCCTTTTAGGTGTTAGCCTCACTGGTATTATGGACAACTCGTTACTTAACAGTACAGATGGACATACCACTGAGTTCTTAGCTAAAACATTAGAAGATTTACGAGAGGTAGCACGAAATACAAATGAGGAATTTGCTGAACGACTTGGGGTTTCTGCTTCTGTGGCAATTACTTGTGTTAAACCAAGTGGGACGGTTTCCCAACTTGTGGATAGCGCAAGCGGGATTCACACTAGGCATAGTCCTTATTACATTCGACGTATACGAATGGATAAAAAAGACCCGATTTATCCCTATCTTAAAGACAAAGGTTGTCAAGTGGAAGATGAAGTTTTCCGCCCAGAGTCTACCGCGGTGTTTAGCTTTCCTATTAAAGCACCAGAGGGAAGTTTAACTCGTAATGATAAGACAGCGATTGAGCAATTAGAATTATGGTTAATCTACCAACGACATTGGTGTGAACATAAACCTTCTGTTACAATCACTGTTAAAGATGACGAATGGGTTGAAGTTGGTGCTTGGGTATGGAAATACTTTGACGAGATTAGTGGCATCAGTTTTCTCCCACATTCTAATCACACATACCAACAAGCCCCTTATGAAGAGATTACAGAAGACGAGTATGCTTTAATGCTTTCTCAGCAACCTAAAGATTTCTCATGGGATGGGTTTGTAGAAACAAGTGATAATACAGAAGGAGCACAAACTTTGGCTTGCGTTTCTGGTTACTGCGAAGTATAGTTAAAATAAAAGCCCCTTGGATTGCTCCTTGGGGCTTTTTCTTATTCTACTGTCATAGATACTACACCATTCTCTAAACCCTCTTTTAACTTAGTAAAGAACTTATTGTAAGCTACTCTACTACCCCCTACAAAATCTCCCTTATCCCAAGTCTCTCCTAGAATGATACAACCCTCAGTATCCTTAGAAGTGTTTCCAGAGTGTATCCTAACACCTTCGTAATTAGGAACATTAAGAAGTAGTGGCATATCCTTACCAAACCTATTGGAGCGTGTTATTACAACCTTGAACGTACCTTCTCCAATAGCTGTCGTCCCTGCAATCTTAGTATCTCTAACTGCATCTTCCAAAGTAAAGCACTGGTACACATTATTAACATATAATCTACCTATCGTATAAGTATCACCAAACTCAAACCGTTTAAGAATAATATTCATTTTATAAATCCATGATTAACTAAGTAGACGATAAGAGCTGTAAATAAGATTGCTCCTAAACTCTTAATCGTCCATTTACCAAAGTCAGCAAACTTCTCGTCCAACCACTCTTTTATAGCCTCTTTAATAACTTGCTTATGTTGTTCTAAGTCATCCATATTATTGCTTTCTAAATATATCAAGAGGTTGAAAATCACGAGAGGCATTAGCTACCTCAGCACCAGCAGTACCAGCCATAGCCCTAGAAAGATAGGTAGCAATAATTTGATTTCGTTTATTACTATCAATTGTCTTAGGTAGTAGTTTAATCTTGTCTTGTATAGCTTGAAAATCACTTCTAGCTAAAATACCACTATCAACTAAAGCAGGACGTAATCTATGTAACTCAGCAGTCAGCTTCTGTGGAGTAGATTCCATACCTACAATTTTACCAGTTTTAGTGGCTTGCTCTTGACCAAACTTTAGAAAGTGTTGATTAACAGCTTGCATTAATAGAGCTTTCCCTTCTGGAGAGCGTTTAAGATTATTGAGAGACTGCTCATAAGCTTCACTACCCATTCTAAACTTACTGTCCACCAGAGTAGTTACACTATCCTTAGCCGCGGCTTGAAACTCTCTACGTTCTATTCCCTTAAGAGTAGAATATGCGGCATCTCCAACATTACGCTGTAAGAATTCGTCAAACCTACTCTCCAGAGCTTTCCTAGAAGCCTCAGTAATCTTAGTCTTAGTCTCAGCCTCAGCTCCTTTTTTACTCGCTGTGTAAATACCACCATTTTGAATTAAATTAAGCATATCCTTAGTAGAAAATGGAGTGATTCTAGGATTGGCAGACTTTTCTAAACCTGCAACTTGAGTAATATGAGCTAAATCCCCTTTATCCGATAGTCCACCACGTTGTCTAAGAGCAATTAAGTCAGCTTGCAGTTCTTTAAATTCAGGACTGTCAGCAAAAACTATTGGTTTACTTGTTAAAGTATCTCCAGCCCTTGTTCCATAAGGAACCATTCCAGCTTCTGGATTAGTAACTTCTACATTATCTTTTAAACCTTTAATCTTAGCATAAAAGTCTTGTCTCGCAACGTCACTAGCTTTCTGGGTTTCATTACCAACTAATCCAAACTCTTTCTTTAAAGCGTATTGCTCTGCGTCAGAATGTTGAGATGTATATAGACCGTCAAAAGTGGCTTTCCCAAACATCTGTTCTTTAGCTCTTAAAGTAGCTCTGATTTCTTCCGTAGTAAATTTCTTATTCTCGTTTAAGGCTAAATCTGCTAATCTACCAGCACGATAGTTAACAGCTCCAATTGCTTTAGAGCCTAATTTAGCAATTGATACAGGGACAATCCCCCCACCTGCTTCAGCCGCAAATGTAACTAATGGAGGAGCACCCTTAGAACGAAACACCTCAGAAGCTACACCACTGGATAGTCCAGCAATACCTCCAGCAACTGCCCCACCACCTGCTGTTTGTCCAGCAACTAACGAACCGATACCAGCCCCAACAGCCCCAGAGGTTAACACATTCCCCCAATCAAAGGGCTGTTCAGGTTGACTTGTAACTAGATTTTCAAAGAACCCCACAGGTTTTTGTTTCTCAGCTAAATCCTTAACTGTAGGCGCAACTGTGGGTTGTGCTAAGAGCTTATCAAAGTCACTTGAAGACTCCTCTGTTAAATATTGGTCAAATTCACTCATTATTCTACCTTTATGCCCTGTCTAATTAAGATTGATTTTGCCTTTGCTTTAGATAATCTACCCATGCTAACAACTTTCATAGCCTTCTCAATTTCATCTATGTCTTTTTGAGAACGTGGCTCCCAGCCTTTAGCAGGTCTGAAAGTAACCTCACCAGCTTTCTGAGCCTCTTGTAAAGCCTGTGCAAAAGTCTTACTTTTATCTTTAGAATTGGCAATGTTATTAACATCGTTAACAGTGATAGGAATAGCCTCTTCTACCTGTTTTCTCCACAACTTCCACAACTCAAGTTGTTCTTTAGGGGTTGCCGCAGATACTTCCTTAACCTCAGCCGCACGTTCAAAAGTTTGACGCATTTGAGCTAGTTTAGTTAACGCAGTTAGGGGTTTATCTCCCTCCTGAATTCTAAATTGATTCTCAAAACTATCCATATCCGCCTGAGAAGCTTGTAATCCGCCATTAACTAAGCGAGAGAAGTTTTTACCAATATTCCTAATCTCTGCATTATATCGTTGAACTGCTTCTGGAGTTAGTTCATTTTTTAAAGCTCCTACTGGGGCATCTAACATCCCTGTACCAGCTTGCATCTTAGCTAACCCACTCCCCCAGAATCCGCCAGTTACAGCAGATGGAAGATTTACAATATTCAGAATACTACCAATAGCCTCATTACCAGCAATACCTACAACGTCAGCGTACCTAGCCTCACGACCAGAAAGAGGTTTATCCCCAGCTTCTGGCGCTATCTTAGCTTTTAATATAACTTTCTCTTTATCTATAGAGCCTTTTAAGATAGCTAATTCTTGGGCAGAAGCACCTCTAGCTATTGCCGCCTCAATCTTGGCTTGCTGTGCGTCGTCCTGTAACTTAGAAGCCCATACTCTGTAAGCTTCTTTATCTTGAGAAGTTTGTAAAGTAGAGTACACTTTTTCTGGAGGAGCATACTTAAGAGCCACCTTCATAGCATCTTGTTGATAGGTGGGAGACTCTGGGTCTAAAGTTGCTAACTCAGTTTGATATTGCTTAACAGTTTCTGCCTCACCTTGTTTTGCTTGCAATTCAAAAGCTTTAGTTTGAGCATTAGCTTGTTTCTCTTGAATACTAGCTTCATTCAATTGTTTTTGTTGAATTGCTTTTTGAGAAACTTCACCTAATTGCATAGCCTCACGAGTGAAACCAGCATCATTTAGATTCTTTTGTAGAGTGGGGTATAGGGTAGCTGGGTCTTGAACACCGTCACCAAGTTGGTCTTGAGTATCTTTTAACACCTTCTCAATAGTAGCCGCACGTTCTAACTCAGGGTCTTGAATACCTAACCATCCAGCCGCGGCTTTACCTAACCCCGCACCTAAGCCAGCGCCAAAACTAGCTCCAACTTTAGCCCTACTGCCTCTAGCCTGATTTACCATAGAGGTTTGGAAAGCTTTAAACTCTTCATTTCTTTTTTGTTGGATGTCGTTTGTAGACAATCCAAATAAACTTGATACAATATCAGCCATCCTTAACCTCCCATTGAATTGTAGTAGTCAAAAGATTGTGACTGAGGCATTTGATAATCTCCACCAGAGAATAGGCTAGAGAATAGTCCACCGCCTCCTGAATTCCCACCACCAATCATACCACCCACTTTACCTCCGATAGCTCCGCCAACACTACCGCCAAAGTAAGTGCCTAAGCCTTGACCTAAAGCACCAGTAAGACCACTCATAAAACCACCACCCTCAGCGGCGGCTTGCGCGGCGGCTACTTGTTGTTGTGCTTGAGACCATTGTTGTTGCATTTGACCAAACTGCCCTACTTGGCTTAGAGTATTAGCTCCCAAGCCTTCAATACCAGTACCTAACCCAAACAAACTAGCCACATTTTGATATGGTTGCATTTGTAGAGCACTGCCAGCATTAGAATAGTTAAAAGCATTAGAAATGTCTTGTTGTTGAATTCCTCTAGCCCTGTCTTCTGCACCTAGCATTAATTGAGCGTTTTGACCTTCTCTAGCTTTTAGTAATGCAAATTGCTCAGGATTTACATAACCACCACTAACCCCAATACCAGCCCCAGTCCTACCTTGTTTAAACAGAGTGTCTCCCAATTGAGAGTTCTCTTGCATACGCTGAGGGTTTAAAGCTTGTTGTTGTTGTGTGTAATAGTCCTGTGCCATTTGACCTGTATTTAGGTTTGCGGCTTGGTTGAATAGGTTTTGACCATAATTACTTACGTCTTTACCATATTGTAATTGTTGTTGTGTAGGAGCCATATTACCAGCGGCTCCATAGAACATATCCCTAAACTTAGCTAATGTCGGGTTTAATGTGTATCCAGCATTTCCTGTAGCGGGGTCGTAGCTTCCAGTACCAAATCCTGTGGAAACTGTTGTAGGTGTCATCTGTAAGTCTGGAATATCTGGTGCGTCATCCATTTAAAAACTCCATTTAAATAATAGTTTTTCTTCGTCTTTAACAATTACAGAATTTCCTGTAGGTTTAAACCCGCACATTAAAACCCATTTTAAATGTTTCTTATCATTCTCATCACAGAGAACATAAATAGGTTTTGTTTGTGTTTTAGCTAAATCTATAATAGTTTGTAATATTTCTTTTTTTGTATTTTTATTATACTCATAGATATAACAATGAGCTATAATACTTTTGACACCACTAATTTTAATATAGTCAAAGGATATTCTTAAAAGGTCATTATCAATTATCTTTAGTCTCATACTAAGACTTCATAATGTAAGCTAGAGCATAATAAGGAGGAAGATTAGCGTCTACACCAGTAACACCTGTTGAATTAAGAGTTATTCCAGTTGCACTATTCCCTGTACGAGCAGTAGCATTAATACCCACATTATCAATACCAATGTCTAGTGTACCACCACCACCTAGTTGAGTACCTGAGTTATTAGCATGATTATGTTGTGGGTCATTAATAGTATGGGTGTGTTCTACAACTATTGAATCTTTAGACCCTCCAGTAGCATTTACAGCATAACTACCTCCACCACCAATTATAAATTTATTACGTAAATCTGGAGTACCAAACGTACCATCACATAATAAATAACCTGTTGGAACAGATGCCGTAGAACCACTCCAAAGAATAACTGCCCCTGCTGGAAGAGCATTAACAAGCACGAAAGCTGTGGTAGCTAGTCTACTAGAGTTATCACCAAGGCTCGGTGTAGGGGCTGTAGGAGTACCTGACAGAGCTGGGGAAACTAAATCTGCCTTACTTATAATAGCTGTAGCAATAGCATTGAACTCAGCATCAACCTCAGTGCCTCGAATAATCTTAGCAGGGTCTCCAGTGACAAGAGAGTCTTTTAAATAGAAGTTTGTAGCTTTAATATAATTCATACCAGTTTCCCTGTTTTAATATAGAGGTCTGCTTTTTGAATACTCACAGGAGCACCGTTAACCTCACTCTCAATTCCAAATTGAACTATCTTACCACTACCTCCAAGATTAACTGAGAAAGTGTTAATCCTTAAACCCCCTGTCCATTCTCCTATCCCATATTCTGAAATAGCATATTCAGAAACTACAGAAGAAAGGTCATTTAAAATAACACGAGAAGAGAAGGTGTAACTATAGTCAAATCCATATTTAACAATAAAATCTTGTGTTTCAGAACCGATGACAGTTAATGCCGCTTTCTTTAGGAATTTCAAAGTGGATGGTAGTCCTAAATCTGTGTTAGTAGTAAAATACTCTAACCTATAAGAATTACCATTATCACTATATCCTTCATACTTATAAATCCCACCAAGATTACCTAGTAGAATTCTTCTATCCTCAGTTTTACAATAGGCTGTATGTGATAAATTGTTCCAAAGAGTTGTTCTTGCCGCTCCGTTAGGAAGTTGGTTTCTCATGTCAAAACAAACAACATGCTTTATTGCTGGGAAAGAAAGTAGATAGAAAGCATCGCGTTCAAAATAAACACTTTTAATGTTACTAAAATCCTCACCATCTATGTAGGAGATAATATCATCACGAACATTTAGAGAAAGTTCCCGTAAAGGCATAGATTTCTCTTGAATTGTGCGATTTAAACTTCTCACTCCAGTTTTCGACAAGAATACAAGGTCTGTGCCTGTCTTTTGCACACTGTCCCTAGCTATACATCCAACTCCAGTGATAACGTCTTGTAGAGCGATTGTGGAAGGACTAGAGGCATCCGAGTAAATTACGACATTATTCCTACAAAAAATGACTAAAAAACTGTTGTGGTCAGCAATTGCAACGATTTCGTCGTTATTTCCTACTACAGAAGCAATATCTAATACTCCAGACCCTACCCCAGCAAACTCATGACCATTTAATAGTTGTGAGTAGTAAACTGTAGTTCTACTTCCAGAAGGACTTGCCGCCCAAACTCTACCAAAAGCACTTAGAATGCAATTAGGGTCAAAATCTCCAACTAAGAATCCTGTAGGAACACTCCCAATATCTCCCACTCTTTGAAAGATATAATTAGGAGGAGTCATTTTGTTGTAGCATAAAAGAGCATTTCCGTTCTGAGCTAAAAACACTTCTCCTGTAGCAGAAATTCCAGCTCCAAATGGAAGATTAGCATATTGCCAATTATCATTTGAAGTAGTTAGTGCTATGTCTGCTGTATCTGTAACATTACGAACTTTCTGTTCTACTAGAGTATCTAACCCAACAAAGAGTTTACCACCTCCAGAAGATAGGTAAGAGATATTTCCATCCACATCTTTATACTCAAATAGAGACTTGATTGCATCTGTGTCTAATAAGGTTCCATTATCATCTGTAATAGGAGTGTACCCTCTACGAGCACCTAACCTACCAAACTTATCTATGACACAGTTATATGCTTTAGTAGCATAACCACTTTCTAAAGAAGCTCCACTATCTTGAGTATTTAATCCCAAAAATCCTGGAGCTGATATTGATGTAGTTTTTAATGCCCCTGACATTAGGAAGCTCCCCATGTAATTTCATCTGAGCGTTGGTTAGCCTCAATTGAAATCAAGTCAGCTAACATTTTTAGGAAACGCTGTTCTTGCTCTGTATAGCCGCCATCATCACCACGCTCACTGATAGCCCTTGCTAGAGTGCCTTCAATAACAAGTTGAGAATTTACTTGAATAACATCACTATCATTCTCTAGTTCTGCTTGTGGATAAATAGCATTAATTCTAATTAAATAGGTTTCATCTGGAATTGGATAGAAGTCTATCTGAGCATCGCCATCGGGGTCAACACCATTCAAATTAAAATCTGTAGGCGCTCCCTTTTGCACTGGAAGGATTAAGAATGTATCATTAAACCATCTGGTTGTTCTTTGAGTTAAAACTACATTAGTAGTGTCATTAATAACATCAATAATACGAAGTCTGTTACTACCACCAGCTAGAACATAGTTAAATAAGTTATCCACTGTAGTTGCTGTTAGTGTTCCTCTTAGAGCACTCCAATCCCAAGCATCCTCAATGTCTCGTTTAGTTACATTCACCAAGTCGCCAATTAGACGAGAATAAGGAGTCTCGTTAATGGTAGTCACCTCATTCTCACGTAGGCGACGTAACACTCTATTTACAATATCAATGTACGTCATAATCTTCCTTATTTTTTATTTATAAATACCCTGTGAGCAAAATAGAAACCAAGAATAACTCCAACTAATTCTTTATCCCATTCACCAAGAACAAACCCTTGTGTGTATAAACAGAACCACCAAAGAAGGATAGCTGTAGTAGCCGCTAAAGGTCTGATAATACCATTCCAAGCATCTACCCAAGGAACATCAATTTTAGAGTTAATTGTTTTCATTGCCTCTGTAAAAGCATCAGCATCTTTTGTTAATAGTGCAGATTCAGTTTTAGCTTCAATCTCTTTAATGCCAAGTTCAGCAAACACTTTAGCTTTTTCTAACTCACGTTCAAACTGATTACCATTAACTTCATCTTGTAATTTTAATAAAGATAATCCGTTGGCATGGTCTTGTTTCTTGGTAACATACGCAGAAACTTCACCCCAAATCATCCTAAAGACAGAGCCTCCTAAGAAGCTAAACAAAGCACCAAACATAAAATTCCTTTTTATTTAAGATTATCTAACTCGTCATGTTTTAACCATTCAAATGTCTCTACAAATAACTCAGGTCGTGTTAAAGAGAACCACACCAGTCTTATACGATTAATACGGTTAGACGTATCCGCAGGAGGTTTGAGTGGACGTAGTAATTGAATGAATATAAATGTGCCTAATACCCACATTGGTAACATTGCCATAATAAGTAATCTCATTTACAATGGTCTTTCTCAAAGTAATTAAGAAGTTTACATAGCATGTTAGCAATCCAGCCACGATAACCAGAAGATGATTTAAGACGACTAACTCGTTTAGTCAGCAACAACTCTTTTGGAAATTCAGCAAATATAATAGTGAACCAAGTTATATTTACAATTACATCAATTAAACCGCCAAACACAGTAATTATTTTTTTATATATAACGCTTGATTTAGTGTATAAAATATATACTAACAGTAAGGTTAATGGATTAAATATAATCAGCCAAATCATACAATCGCTTTCAACTCGGCACGTAATATAGTAACCTGCGTGTTGATGTCTTTCAGCTTTTTATAGAATGAGTTAGCTAAATATAATGTAGGCTCTGGCACTGATTGTGCTGTAGCCTGTGCGAGAACCATAGCAATCCATCCTTCACGTTCTCCGCGTGTCATAAATTGACTTGATTCTAAAGTATCAATCTCACGTTGTTTAATGGCTTTACGTTCTGCTACTGTTGGCGTAGGCGTATATGTTTCAACTTCTTCTAAAGTGTAGCCATCAGGTACAGTAGGTTCATACCCTTCATGCCCGCCAAAAGCCACTACTTCACCTTGTGGATTTTTAACTAATTTAATCATGGTAGATACTCCTTGATAGTTATTCTTGAAGCCATTACGCCTCCAAATACTTGAGTAGAGCCACCAGTACCATTAAATACAAAAGTTCCAGCACCATTTAAGCCAGCTCTAACTTTGAAAGTTGTAACAGAAGTAGTTCCTGCTGTCATAAAGTGTTTCAAATGCACGCCAGTATGACTTCCAGCACCAGCAACGCCTTCTAACTGCGCGCCACCAGCAGTTAGCGCATTTGCTATAGAGTCTTGAAATAATGCAACCGCAAAACCATCACTTGTATTTGTACTCTCTTGACCGAATAGGTCAACTTCAATTTCCAATGTATTAGCCACATTCGTTGGCGTGATAGCCAAACTCATATACTGGTCGCCCTCAGTATTTTGGGGAATAGTATTATCGTGAGGGAGAGGAACAATACCAGTAGCAACCGTACCTGTTTGAAACGTGACTACTTGAGCTAGAACACGACCAAAATTAAAAGTTTGTAGTTTGTCGTAGACAGCATTCTTAGTTGGGGTTTCTAAAGAACCATTCCACCCAGCCCCGTAAACTTCATCAGGAACGATAATATCCCCTGTAAAAGTAGCCCCAGATAAACTAGCTTTTTCAGTGTCCAGTTCATTAAGTGCCGCTTGTACTGTAGTAGAAGCTAAACCTCCTGCTGGAGTATTTACGATATTAGTGGCAGTTAACACTGTTGGAGAAAGGTCAGAGACTACGATAGAACCATCTACAATTCTACTAGAATCTACAGAGTTTAATGCTAACTTATCTAATGTTACACTACCATTTTGTAACTTTACTGTACTTATTGTATTATCATCAGGAGTTCCAGAAGCTAGTGTGGTAACGTTAAGAACTGATATGTTATTTGTACCTAAAGCAGGAGCCACTACAAAAGTTAATGTAGTTGAAGCAACAGTGTAGTCTAAAGTAGGGCGTAGTCTAATACCAGCCACAAAAACTATGAGAGATTGTGTTGAACTAGGAATAGCAGAAAGTGTAAAGTTTACTTGTGCTCCTGTACCACTAAAAGCTTGGCTAACAAAGCTACTAGGGGACGCCACAGCACTATCAATCCAACCAATGTCAGAATACACTTTTAATTTATTCTCTACGGTGTAGAAGTATAAAGCTCCAACTACTAGAGCATTCCCATCATTATCTAATGTGGGGATTGTTGACTTAGCACCTAAATAAGTGTCATCAAATAAGTCATATAATTCTTGTGTGTCTAAAGCACTTTCACTAGCTTGTCTGGCATATTCAGCGGCGGCAGAAGCTTGATTTGTAGCCGCGTCTGTAGCTTCATTTGCGCCACCACTACCACGATATATCGCCATACTATTCCCCCTTAGTTTTTTTAGCTACTTTAACTTCCACTTTTTCCACGTCTTCTACAACAGCATATTGTGGGTGTTTTAACATAGTGTCAATGTCATGCTCACTAGTAAAATCATATTCACAACCAGATAGGATACATTTAAATTTCATTTTATTTCCTTTGAACGTAAAAACCCCCTCTTTTGAAGGGGGTCTTATTTAGACTACTTAGGCTGGTACAGCTAAAGCAAAGGCAGAACCATCACGCAATTCTTTAGTACCATAAAGAATGTCAGATACATATTTAGTACCTAGCCAGTCAATGTCGTTCTCTGTTTGAGTACGAACATTCATTTGTGTTACTAACACAGCAGAATCTTTGTGACCCATCAAAGCAATACGGCAAGCTGTAGAACCAGAAGTAGTATCAGCGTTAGAAGTAACAAACACTGGAATACCATACAAGTTACCAATTTCACCGTTACGGATAGTGTTGTTCCCACCAACCTCACCAACGAATGCTTGCTCTGTATATCGAGCAATACCCATCAATGTGTTACGGCTAGAAGGAGGAACTAGTAAGAAGCGACCTTCTACTGGTACGTCATTATCATCAAGACGTTGGATTGTACGACGAATTGCCGCATCAGTTAAAGCACCTAAACCAGTGTTAGCACCAGCTACATAAGCAGTAGTACCATCAGCACCTGACAAAGCACCTGAATAAGCACTAGTACCACCGCCTGAGTTAAAGCCACGACCCAATTGAATCATTGCTGTATCTACTTGACGAGCTAAAGCATAACCAGCATCGTCTGTATAAAACTGACGTAGTGAAGCTAATGCTTGTTTCTCTACAATATCCTCGATAATACGAGCATAGTACCAATGCTGATCAATAACAACAGGTACGTCAGCTTCGGTAGCCGCTTGGTAGTTAACTGCTGTTTGAGAAGCTTTCTGAGAAGTTGTACCACGAGTTGGAGAAGGGATATGAATAGTATCGCCTTTTTTACCAACCCAGTCCATTTTTTTAAAGAGATTCGAAGCTACAAGATTTTTCTTGTATGCCGCGATAATTTCATCAGACCATAATTCTGGAATGAACGTAGCCGCAGTAGTTGTGGTTACGTGATTAGCACCTAAAGCCATTTTATTTCCTTTTAGTTAATTTATTTTACCCGACCTTCGGCGTAGGCTTTTAGAATTTCATCTGATAAAGCACGATACCGTTCGGGATTCTTTTGCATCAAATCAATAATATCAGCTCGACGATAGATTTTCTTACCTACAGGTTCAGAGTTTCCTTTAGAAGTAACACTAGCCGCTTTAATTTGTTGTTTGCGGTCTAAATCCGCAGTTTCAGCTATTTGTTTATTCACTTTAGTTCTCTCTTCCCAAGACGAAAGAAGTTCGTCAGCGGAGTCAAAGTCAAATTGAGATTCTGCCCGTGCATACAGTTCTGTACGAACCTTAGAAGCCTTAATCCATTCTACAAAGTCAGCATTTTGCACTGTCTCCATAAACTCTGGATGTTTGTTTCCAAGTTCAGATAAAACTCGTTCACGTTTCATTGCTACGGAAGCTTGTTTCGCCGCCTTAACATCTGGGTTGTTTTCAATTGCCCTTGCTACAGCTTTTTTAGGGTCTGTATAAAATTCATCTTCATCAAAGTCTGATTCGATAGTTGTTGATTCTTTAGAAGTTTGCGATTTAATAAAATCATCTACTACTTTCCGAAGTTCTCCGACCTCACCACCCTGCTTACTAATTAGCTTTTCAGCTTCTTGGTGCATTGCAATGATTTCTTTAGCTGACTTACCTTTATATTTCTCAGGTAAAATGTCCTCTACAACTTCATCTGTAACTTGGTTATTCTCTGTTTCCAAAGAGTCAAGAGATGTTTCAAATTCGTCTTCGTTTAAATCTGCCATATTTTATTTCTCCAGTGCGTAAAGCATTATCTAGAAAGGACTAGCCTTGTAGCTTTGTCTCTTTAGCAAGTTGTTGTTTATGTTTTTTTACCCATGCGCTTGCCGCGTCTGGAAAACTACCTGTAATACCCTCAAGTTTAATGGAGGGACTAGTAATCATCTTATTAGCCTCACCACTACACAAAGGACATTCAGCTATTTGTTTATACTCAGTGAGTTCCTCAAATTCATGAGAGCACTGGGTACATTTAAAATCAAATATCTTCTTCACGTTGTAAATCCTCGTATGTTTTAGTGGAAACTTCTTTTAAGGTGAGTATCCAATTAAGAATATCCAGTTGTCCTTTTTTAAAGTATAAATCCTCAGCACTAGAAACATTAAAGAGATTGTTGTAAACGTCGTAGATTTCTTTAGTGTCTTCTACAAAATCTTGCCATCCTTTGGTAGACATTGTAGAAAATCTTTCTTCATAATACTTAGCTAATTCTTTCTCCAAGCTATTGCACCTTTCATTGAAATGTGTTATAATAGTGTATTGTATAATAACATTATACCATAAATAAAAGAGTTTGTCAAGTATTATTTAAACTATTCCCAATAAGCGTTAATACCAACTTGACCACGGAACAATTCTGTTGCTGTAGCCGTACCATAAGGAACTCTTAAGATAACATGGGCGTATGTACTAGGCTCTACTACTACTGGAGCATCTAAGTTAATATCGACACGCTCTGAGTTAGCGCCAGCTAAAGTTCCTACTACAAATGATTGACTACCTAATGAAATACGTTTAGGAGAGCGTGTTGCAGCTGCATCTGTTGTAGCTAGCGACACTGCTGTAGAACCAACGCCAAGAGTCCATTCTAATACTGTGGGAGTTACGGCAACAGCCGCTACAGCATTATAAGTTTCAATCCAAATACCTCTGATAACTAAGTTTCGACCTGTCAATAGGGTAGTTGGGACTGGATTTAAATAGGCAAACAAAGCATAATCTGTCTCAGACCCAGCTATGGCGGCAAAGACAAACCTACCTCCTAATGTTGCGTAACCTGCGGCTGTATTAGATAGAGTAGCTGTGGCTGGCACTGTGGAGTTTACATTATTAGCCGTTTGTCCAGCGGCACCGCCAGAAGGAGCATTTAAACCAGATAAACCGTGCCCTGCTTTATTACTAGCCCATGCACGCACATTATCCATGTCACTAATAGAAACTGTGTAGTTTGAAAACTTAGCATTAATAACTGCCGAAGTAACACCTGTATGATGGTGTCTAATAGCAAAAGGAACAGAGCCAGCATAAATAGTAGAACCTGTGGCTACTGGTTTAGCTTTTTCACCATAAAGAACATCATCAATCCAGAATTCAACTTCTGAATCAGACATTGTAATATTATATTTATATACGTGGTTAATTGCTGGAGTGAAATCAAACACTGCGGTTGTTGATTCTGTACCGTTGACATTGACTACGCCAAAAACACCTGTAGAGTTTACTCGGAAATAAACACCATCTAATGGAATTGATGTAGAAGCTGTTGCAGGGAGGAAGCCACCAAAATCTAACGTCCAGTTTGTTACTGGTGTATTAGAAAGAGCCATAGCAGTTTCAAAATAAACAGCACCACTACCTTGAATAGGGAAGTGACGGTAGGTTTGCAACTGACAACCAGTAGCTGTGGTTGTTACGTTAGCACCATTAGTGTTTAAGAAACCGCCAGCCCACGTCATCGTTAGGGTATTAGACGTATACTTATGCTTATTAAAGTTTTGAGCTGTATAATTAAAGTTATCATCGTCCCAAACACTATCCACACCTACGCGCAAACGGAAGTCAGGAGATGTTTCAGGAGATTTTAAATAGGGGACACCAGTAACATTACCAGCATCGTTTTCACTAAAAAGACGAACTCCACCAACACTAGCTGGAACATTACTTAAAGCTACATTTAAGTTATAATTACTATCCACATTAGGAGAACCTGCTGTGTTTGAACCGCTTTCAATTTTAATACCTGCCATTTAAATCTCCTAAATTGTAATCCAGCTAAAACGACATTTTACCGTTCCAGTTAGTTGTAATGTGCTAAAAGCCTCAGCAAAAAACCCATCATCGTCTTTAAAGTTTGGATAAGCTCCAAATCCAACAGAACCTATTAATCTATGTTCTTCTTCGTTGTGGTCTACTGTACTATCAGTTCCGTCTATATAAATTTTAACTTCGCTAGTAGATAACATACCAATAGCAGGGACAAAGATTTGACTAGACTTAGTTGAACCTTTACCACTACCAAAATTAAAGGTACATTCACCAATGCCCTGAGAAGCACCACCACCGCCAGAAGCAATGTTTACAGTGACTACATCACCCACAGAAGAAGCGGTTACTCCAGTACCAGTAAAATTAATCTCTGTTACTGCTGAGGTTAAGGAGACACCTTCATCTTTAATTGAGAGAGAAGACCCACCACCAGAAGACTGAGGAGATGTAGAAATAAAGAAGTTGTCTTGACCGTCATTAGAAGATAAAGTACCTGCATCTATTTCTTCTCCGTTAGAGAGGGTAATAACAAGGTGATTATCTAAAGCAATCTCAACATCAACAATAGAGACACCGTTCTCTCCATCCTGCCCGTCTTTGCCATCAACACCTGCCCGACCATCCTTACCGTTAAATCCGTCTCGACCATCCCTACCATCTCGTCCATTCTTACCTACGGCTCCAGCATCACCTTTATCTCCCTTGTCCCCCTTTTCGGGGACTAAGGTTTTAACATTAGCGATTTTAGAATCCAAATCAGCTATTTTAGTAGCTAATTCTTTGGTAGGACGAGTTAGAATCGAGGCTAAGAGTTCGTCTGTTTGTTTATCGTCCATTGCAAAGATGGACTTAATTAAATCAGCCATTAGACCCTTCCTTGACAGTTTGCGTCATTTGTTGTTGGACAATCTTAGCATTATTATCCATATCAGCCTCTTTCAGCATTAACTCAGCAATTTTAACTCGTCTATCAAACTCAGCCCCGACCTTATCGTCGTCATTTGGTAGATTTGTAGACGCCGCGGCAATCATTTTAGCTCTTACTTCTTCTGGTTTAGATTTAGCTTCAATAATATACTTAGTAGCAAGTGCTTTATTAACCTCAACCTCAGAAACAAGTTTACCAAGTTCAGCTTGAGCTGTTTGGAGTTCCATTTGCATAGCCATCTGTTGACGTTGCTCTTGTTCAGGAGTTTGTTGCATTGATTGTTGTAATTGTTTTAGAAGCACCTCTTTATTAGGAAGAGCACTATTCTCAATGACACCCTGTAGCAACATAGGCATAATAGCATTATCAGTACCTAGTGTTTTTAGAAGATTAATGAATTGTAGTTGCTCAACTTCACGAGCTAACATACCTAACGTACCCATAGGAACAAACTTAAAGTCTTTCACTGGGAAATGGTCAGGGTCAAATTGCATGAATCTCCATGCCGCCTTTTCAATAAACGGAATTAAGAAGGATTCTTGGAAGTTTACTAGAGTACGTTTGTTCTTTTTAATAATTCCAGATAGTGTTACAGAAAGTTCTCCACCAGCTACTTGTCCTTGCATGTTAGAAGTGTCTAATGTACCTGTTGCTTGTAAGAGCATCCCTTCAAACTTACCTGCTGTCTCGATATTAGCTGGGTCTGTTTGACCAAACTTAAAGGGCATAAGAATTTCAGAAGGATTACCATTAGTAAGCACAGATTTTCCAGGTTTTACCTCGAATTTACTACCTCTAGGAAGACGTGTCGCATCCATACCCATCATAGGGACAGTAGTTAGAGCTAAACTATCCATGTGACTACGTAATTGAGCATCAATAGCTTTTTGCATATTGTAGCCCTTCTCAGCAATACCACGACCCCAGAATCTATTAGGAGAGGTATCATCCTGATAAGCGACCATAGGTCGGTCTTTCATCATGTAAGGAGTTTTTTCTGCCTTAAGCAATACAGAACCATTGCCTATAACAATAATTGCCTCTACAAGCTCTCCATACTCCTCTAAAAGGGCGTTTCCCTCATCCTCAAACTCTTTTTCTAATTCATCTTTCTCTTCTTCTAAATCATCTAGTAGTTTTAGAGGGACTAAACCATAATAACGAAGGATTTTAACTCTCCCGTCTTGTGCTGGTTGGTCGATAGATGAAGATTCTAGGCTAAGGTCGTCATGTTCTGGAGAAAGGTCTTTAGTAAAGTAGACACCATCTTCCATACCTTTAGCAATGATGTGAGCACCCATGTATTCTTCGACAGCACAACCCATAGCCTCTTCAATAGAAGTAGCAGAAGGGTCAATGATGAAATTACGAGGGTTAATAGGGCGTAAAACTACAGAAACATACTCTTTCTTAGTCACACCAACCATACTAGCATCTGATTCTGCAATAGGCTGTGTGTCTGGAACATATTCAAACTCTTCTGATAAGACAAGTTCACCGATACCAGTACCATAAATACTACCTAGTAATAGAATATCAGAGACATTTTTACGAAGTTTGTTCTTCTTAAAGCATTGCTTCATGTAAGCTTTAACAGATTCGATGTCTGTAGGGTCTTGGTCTCCAATGTCGTCTCGAATATCAAACAAATCGGCACCAGTACCCCATAGAGCCTCTTCAATCTCTGATGTGTGGCTTTCAATGGCTTGCTGTGTAGCTGGAGAAATAATGCGGCTACGCTCTGACTCACGCTGTTTATCTGACCCAGACCAAACCCCACGCCAGATACGCTCGTATTCATCCCATTTAGTTAGATAATTATCGTCCCTATGACTTCTCCATAAGTCTAACTTCTCATTTACCCAACCAACTAATTTTTCATCACTCATAATTTTCCTTAATATCCACTTATAGAGTCTAGCACTTCATACTCATCGTCTTCGTAATCTTGGTAATACTCTACTACTTGAATTTGGTCAATATAAGCAAGAGCATCAACCAAGTCATCATGAATCTGACTATTAGGAAAGTTTGTAAGTTGGTCAACAAACTTGTTATTCCAATCTCCATAGTTAAGAGAGATTTTACCATGCTCAAACCTACCTTGTAATGCCCATACAATCCTATCAGTTTTCTTTTGATTTCCATGAGTAACATCATCTATTCTAAAGTAATTGTTATGTGTACGCATGAGGTCTTTGATGTAGGGGAGACAGGCATTCTTTAAACTACCTTTCTCAATGGCTATAGCTGTAGGTTCATACTTAAGAGCAACAGCCATAATCTCTTCTGCTGTCTCTTTAATACCCCATCTACCAGAGCGAATCTCCGCCACCCACCAACCATATTCCCCTACTTTGACGACAGCAATGGCTGTATCATCTAGCTTTTTATTCTTATTCCCTGACTGCTTATCTTCATCTAAGAAACCAGCTAAGTCAATTGCGACAAAGTATTTACCGTCTTCTGGCTCTTCATCATCGTGGACTATCCATTCAGGTTTAAACACATCCCTAGATGCGGCTTCAAAAGACGCCATAAACTCTTGTCTAAAAGCAAAACTAGACATAGACACTTGAGCGGCTTCAATTTCCTTTTTAGGGATAAGAGGATTATCATAAGAAGTAAAGTGGTGTGTTGACCACTCTTCATCTTTCCCTGTATCTGCATATTTAAACAACTCATAGAAGTGATTACGTCCTTTAGGAGTACCAATAAACATGGCTCCACCTTGAACGTCTGCTAGAGCTGGTCTAAGGATTTGCTCCCACACCATAGGTTTAATATCGGCATATTCATCAATTACTAAGAAAGCAAGTCCAACACCCCGTAGAGTGTCTGGTCTATCTGCCCCTTTAAGGAATATCTTACGACCATTAACTAGAAGAAGAACTTTAGTTTGTTCATAAGCCATCTTAATAACTTCATGACCCAATTCTTTTAACATACTCCACATAATATCAGAAGCTTGTTGATAGGTTGGAGCTACATAGAAAACATCTTTATCTGTACTTTGTAGAGCATGTATCAGAAGTTCCCATGCGGCTAGTCGAGATTTACCAAAACGCCTCCCTGCGGCAACAACTCTGAATCGAGCCTTGTCATTAAACACTTCTAGCTGTTTTGCATGAAGCTTTACGTTAAGTGTGGTTATGATATTTCCCCTTCAATATAGTCTTGTTCAGGGACAATTTCCTCTATGGCTGTTTCTATCTGACCAATACCACTGATGTTAATTTGGATAGCTCCAGAACGTCCACCACTCTTAGCAATGTAATCTTTAGGAAGAATCCTATCCATCACAATCTTAATACATTCCATTTGGTCTTTATCATTGTCATCTAGAGCTTTATCTAAAACTCTCTTAACGATGTGTTCAGAACGAATAGACAACATCTCAGCTAAAATCTCTTGTCTGCGTAGCTTTGTTTCTACTGGTAGGTCAGCCCTACTTTTAGGTTTCTTTGGTGGGAATCTAACTGGTGGTAGCCCCTCCGCTGCTCTAGCGTTGTTTTCTCTGACCAGCGATGGTCTGCCAGCACCGACTCTCTTACCACCCCTTGGGGGTTTAGACACTGGAAGTTCTTTAACCATTAGACACCTTTTACCTTTATAATAAAGAAGGAGGAACTACAAGTTCCGACAATTTAATTAACGCTCCGTCTCTACAGAGCGTTCATAGTGAAAGAAGTGCCTAAAACACTTCTTGAACATTTATATAATAAATGGAAAGCTTTTGGAGAGCTTTCCATTTTATAAAAGAAACCTTTTGGGTAGGTTTCTTTTCATGTGTTTCCGTTTCAGCAGAAACACTATTAATTAACTACTTAATATAATAATATTATACCATATTTTTAGACAAAAGTCAACACATTTCTACTCAATATTTAAAATATATTTTATTATGGGGAAATTGAATAGTGAAAAACACGTTTTAAATGTGGTAGGATACACCTATGAATACCGCCAATATAAATACACACACATGCCCCTATTACGCACGTTAACACACCTTAAAGCCATTATAATAGATAGTTGATCCGTTAGCATTACCCCTATTGTGGATAATCTGTGTATGGTTTGTGTATAACTATGTGTTGGCATGGTTCTTGCCCTGTGGATCACTTA